GGCCCGCCCGCTTCGCGTTCTGCACCTCGCGGTGCGCGCGGGTCTGGGGGGTACTTCATCGCCGGCCGGCGGGGTACATTCGAACGTGTCTTCGAACTGGCGGCCCCGCGCTCAGCTCCGCTCCGGCATCCGGCCGGGCGAGTGGCTGATGTTCGACGGCGGCCAGAAGATCGCGATCGTGCGCGCGCTCGAGCTCGGGCCGAATCGGACGCTGATGTTCCGCAGCGTGACCTATGCCGAGGCGTCGGCCGACCGGATCCTGATCGGCTACTTCCCGAACCTCGACATGGCGGCCGACATGACGTGGCGCGAGTGGATGCGAGCGCGCGGACAGCTCGACGAGCCGATGCGGTGACGGGCTTGCGCTAATTTGCACACGCCCTGACGATAGGAACGTTCGATCGAGAACTACACCCTGAGACGCTCCGGCCGCCGACATGGCGCCGGGGCGTTCGTCGTTTCCGGGGCCTCGAGCGACACGTCGCAGACGCCGCCAGGGCGCCGACATCCGCCAGGGAGGAACACCAGTGAGCGATCTCACGCGGCCGGTCGACGTCCTCGTCGCCAGCAGTCGGCGCGATGCCGCCGCCTGGTACGGGATCTATCCCTCCCTCCGTGGCACCACTCGCCTCGTGCTCGCCAACGAGCCGCGCTCGATCGCTCTGGTCGGCATCGTCATTGGTGACATCTACGAGACCGCGAATGCCTCCCGGTGCGTGCTCTACAAGGCGACCATGCATCTCCTCCAACTCTCTCGTGTCGAGAGCGAAGCAGGGCCGGCCATGCCGGAAGTCGTGCCCCCGGCACGGCCGGCCCGAGAGCCCGAGGCCGTCTGATGGCCGGCCAGGGACCGCCCCCCGCGCTGAACCGCGCGCGCGATCGCGACACCGCCTCGCGCGAGACCGTCAAGAGCGACGGGAAGCGCGGCGGCTACGACCTCCCCGACGACGTGCTGCCGGTCGACGCGAAGACCGGGAAGCGTGAAGAGTGGCACCCGGTCACCGTGCGATGGTGGGAGAACTGGCGTCTCTCGCCGCAGGGCGTGAAGATGATGACCGATCCCGACTGGGACTACATGCTCGACACCGCGCTCATGCATCACCAGATGTGGATGTCGGGCGGGAAGAACAGCGAGCGGGCGGCCGAGATCCGCATTCGCGTCGCCGAGTTCGGCGCCACACCCGCCGCCCGGATGCGCCTCCGCATGGAGGTCACGATCCCCGAAGAGTTCGCCGCAGGCCGCGAGGCAGGGTCCAACAACGTCACGGATCTGGAAGACCGAAGGAAGCGTCTCGCGAGCGGGTAGTGCCTCAGCGACAGATCCGCGACCCGAAGCATGATCGGGAAGCATCGCTCGGCTGGCTGGCCGTTTGGTGGATCGAATCGTTCGTCGTGCATGGCCGCGGTGAAGTCATCGGCATGCCCGTCAAGTACGAGGACGAGTACACCGCGTTCATCGTCGACTGCTACGCCCTGAGCCAGCCCACCGGCCGCCGCTTCTACGACTCCGCGTTCTTCTCCCGCCCCAAGGGATGCGACAAGTCGGGTATCGCCGCGGCGATCGCCCTGTTCGAGGCGTTCGGTCCGAGCCGCTTCGCTGGCTGGGCTGAGGGCGGCGAGACGTACGAGTTCCTCGGCCGCGTCTACACGTACCGCAAGGGCGAGCCGATGGGCCGGGCGGTCAAGAACCCGTTCATCCGGATCATGGCGACCGAAGAGGGCCAGGTCGGCAACGTCTACGACAACATCTTCCACAACCTCAGCGACGAGGAAGCGCCGCTCTACGCGCTCAAGGCGTACGGCGTCGACCCCGGCAAGACCCGCATCATGCACGAGGGCCGGATCATCATCCAGCCGTCGACCGCCGGCTCCGCCTCCAAGGACGGCGGCCTCGAGACGTTCGCCGTCTTCGACGAGACCCACCTGTACGCGACCCCGACGCTCCGCGAGATGTTCCGAGTCGTCGTCCGAAACCTCCGGAAGCGGAAGAAGGTCTCCCAGACGTGGTATCTGGAGACCACGACGATGTACGCCCCCGGCGAGGAGTCGATCGCCGAGGAGACCTACGAGCTCGCCGACGCGATCGAGGAAGGCAAGGTGCGCCGGCCGCGCCTGTTCTTCGATCACCGCTGGGCCGACCTGCCCGAGCTCGACCAGCTCCCGGGTGAGAACTCCGCCGACTACATCAAGCGCCTCGGCGACGCGTTCACCGAGGCGTACGGCGACGCGATGGCGTGGAACGACCTCGACGGCCTCATCGACGGCCTGTTCGACACCCACCAGTCGGAGTCCGAGACCCGCCGCTACTTCTTCAACGCGCTCGTCTCTGCGACGAACGCGTGGCTCCAGACCCACGAGTGGAACCACGCCGGCCTCAAGGAGAAGATGGCGGAGTTCCGGCGCATGGGGACGCCGTTCAAGTTCAAGCCGCCGATGAAGGGCGACATCATCACCCTCGGGTTCGATGGTGGCCGCACAGACGACGCGACCGTGCTCATCGCCTGCCGAGTCGAGGACCGCTACGTGTGGCCGATCCTCATCCTGGAGAAGCCCGACGGCCCCGAGGGCAAGGGCTGGGAGGTCGACCGGCTGTACGTCGACGCCAAGGTGCGCGAGACGTTCGCCAAGTTCAAGGTCGTCGCGTTCTTCGCTGACCCGCCGCTGTGGCAGGACTACGTGGATGCGTGGGAGAAGGACTTCGGCGACCAACTCATCGTGAAGGCGTCCGGCAAGAGCGCGATCCAGTTCTGGACGAAGAACGACACTCCGATGTCGAAGGCTCTCGAGCGATTCCACACCGCGATCGTCACCGGCGAGGTCACGCACTGTAACTCCAAGCCGATGACGCGCCACTTCGTCAACGCCCGCCGCTGGAAGCGAGCCGGCGGCGAGGTCATCGGCAAGGACAAGAAGGGATCGCGGCTCAAGATGGACGCCGCGATCGGCGCCACCCTCGCGCACGAGGGCGCAGCGCTCTACACCCTCAAGGTCAAGCCCGACGTCAACACGTTCACACCGTTCAACCCGCGAGCGGCAACGGCTACGCGTAGCCCGAATCGCAGGAGGTGATCTGTGCTCACTGAGGTAGATGTCGCAGGATCGGACGACTGGTATCTGACACAGCTCGGCAACGCCATGGGCGCCGGGTTCCCCCGGTTGCGGAAGCTCCAGCGGTATCGCCTCGGCGATGCGCCGATCGCCGAAGAAGCGGACCCGGCGCAGCGTGAGGCCGTGGCTCGGTTCCTCAACATGCAGCGGCTCCAGTTCGCCGAACAGATCGTCACGAGCTCGTTCGGCAGGATCCGCCCCTACGGCTTCCGCACCGCGGCCCCGTCGGACGCCAACGGCGACCCGATCGCGCAGTCGATCTTCAACGAGAACCACCTGGCCGTCACGTTCCGCGACATGCTCGACGACGCCGCGACCTACGGCGCCGCCTACCTCACCGTCAGCCGCCTCGAGCCCAACTCCATCGAGATCCCCGTCATCACCAAGTCGAACGAGTGGACGACGTACGGGCTCAAGAACCCGATGCGGCCGTGGATGTTCGACGCCGTGATCCAGATCGGCTACGACGCCGTGGTCATGGCCGACTACATCGTGCTCATGCGCCCCGGCTACGCCCGCCGCGCGATCAAGCCGACGACGCGGTCCACCATCCCGACGGATGGCACGAGCTGGCGGCCCGGCACGGACTGGACGTGGGAGAGCGGCCCGCAGGCGACCTCGTGGACGGCCGACATCCCCGTCACGCCGTTCGAGACGCCGCACCGCCTCGGCGAGTTCGAGCAGCACATCGACTCCCTCGACCGCATCAACCACACGATCCTCCAGCGCCTCATCATCACGGCGATGCAGGCGTTCCGGCAGCGCGGCATCGCGCCCCAGAAGGACGGCGAGGGGTTCCCCGAGTTCTACCCGCAGGGCCACCCCCAGGCCGGTCAGCGGATCGACTACAACGACATCTACAAGGCCACGCCCGCCGCCCTCTGGTTCCTGCCCAAGGGCGCCGAGGTCTGGGAATCGGCGATCACCGACATCCGCCCGATCCTCGAGGCCGTCACCGCCGACCTCAAGCACCTGGCCGGCGCATCCTCCACCCCGATCTACGTGCTCTCCCCGGACGCCGCGAACGGCTCCGCCGAGGGCGCTTCGCTCGCTCGTGAGACCAACATCCAGAAGCAGCTCGACCGCCGCGATCGCTACTCCCCGCAGCTCAGCCGCACCCTCGGCTACGCATTCCGGGCGATGGGCGACGAGACGCGCTCTCTGTTCTCTCAGATCGACACCCTGTGGGCGCCGATGAACTTCACGAGCGACACCGAGAAGGCCGCGGCCGCGCGCGACGCGAAGCAGGGCGGCATGTCGACCCGCGGCGTCAACGAGCGCATCTGGGGCATGACGCCCTCCGAGCTCGTCCAGGAAGCGATCGACGCGAGCGCAGACGCGTTCGCCACCGGATTCTCCGATGGCGGAACGGCCGCGTAGCCGCGTCGGCGCTCTCGTCGACATCCAGGCCGCTCGCCGGCAGTCGATCATCGAGAAGCTCATCCGGGCCCTGCTCGGGCTCTGGATCTCGTTCGACCGCTGGGAAGACGACGACCTCGTGCGCATCACGGCCGCCCAGTCGCTCCGGTACGTCGAGCAGGCCCTCCGCGAGGCGCGGCGCACCGCGCACGCCTACGAGCTTGGCACCCTCCGTGAGATCGACGCGATGCCCGAGGAGCTCCCCGAGGTCGAGTACATCTACCCGCGATCGCTCGCCGACATGCTCGAGGTCTACGAGCGCCCGGCGAAGCAGTACCGCTGGGAGCTCGTCAAGGGCAAGACGCCGCTCGAGGCGCTCGAGTCGCTTGAGCACCGCATCGAGGAGATCGTCGACATCGACGTCGCAGCCGTCAGCCGTGACGAGCAGCAGCGTGTCATGCGCTCGTCGGCGAAGGTGATCGGCTACCGGCGCATCATCCACCCCGAGCTCTCCCGCACGGGCACATGCGGTCTGTGCGTGGTCGCGGCGACGAACTTCTACTCGATCGACGACCTCGCGCCGCTGCACGACCGCTGTAAGTGCGAGACGCTCTCCGTCACCACCGAGCTCGACCCCGGCCTCCGCCTGAACCGCGACGACCTCGACCGCATCTACCGTGACGCGGCCGACAGCGACCAGAGCACCGGCACGTCCGCCGAGGAGCTCAAGCGGATCCGAGTCGAGATCAACGAGCACGGCGAACTCGGCCCGATCCTCACCCGCCAGGGTCACCACTTCCGGGGCCCCGAGGAAGTCGGCCGGCCGCGCTACTCCCCGCCGACGGCTGAGGAGAACCGGCAGAAGCTCGAGGGCCGCCTCGAGAAGGTCAGCCTCACCCTCGACAGCGTCATCGCTCGTCGGAACGGCGGCGACCTCAACAAGTACCTCATCGACGCTGAGCGTCAGGCGCGCGAGACAGTCCGCGTCATCGAGCAGCAGCTCGCCTCAGCGGCGTAAGGCGCGCGACGCCCGTCGTGCGTTCGCCCGGCACCGGCCGTCACGGCCGCGCCACAACCCCCTCGTCAGGAGAGGAACCATGTTCACACGCGGCGGCATCTTCATCCGCAACCCGCGCCTCGTCTTCAACACGCCCGAGGGCGATGGAGGCGGCGGCACACCCCCGACGGGCGGTGGCACCGGAAGTGAGACCGGCGCCCAGGCCCCGAAGAACTTCGTCGATCCCGACTCCGGCAAGGAGTGGGACTTCCCCGCGGAGACCGCCGTGGAGACCATGACCCCCGAGCAGCGCTCGGAGTACTGGCGCCACAAGTCGCAGAAGCACGAGAAGGCCCGTCGCCCCGCCGACTGGCAGCAGACCGAAGCCGACGCGGCCGCGTTCCGGGCAGCCCAGCGCGATGCGCTGCCGGCCGACCAGCGTGCGATTGACGACGCCGCGCAGGCCGCACGGCTCGAGGGCCGCCGCGAACTGCTCATCCCGGCCGTGCGCGGCGAGCTCCGCGCCCAGTGCCCCCACCTGAGCGTCGAGGACGCGAACAGCCTGCTCGAGGATCTCAACCTCGACCGGTTCTTCACGTCCGACAACCAGCTCGACCTCGAGCGGATCACCGCTCTCGCCGCCCGGTTCCCTGCCCCGCAGGCCCCGGTGACACCACAGACCCCGACCGACGGGCGAACCGTCGCCCAGATGGTCGGCAACCCCGGCACCCCAAGCGCGCCAGGCGCGGGAGCTGGCTCGGTCAACGCACTCCGCAAGGA